CGTAAATCTCGATGGGCTGTCATCCGAAACACCAATCCCCAGCTAAGAACAACGACAATAAAGACTTGGTTAGACTGGTTTCCAGAATCAGATTGGGGAAACTTTCATTGGTCTGTTCCATATACTCACCACATAAAAAGAAATGATCTAGACCTAGAGGTAATTTTTTTAGCCTTAGATAGACCAGAAGATGTAAAGAAACTTCTTTCTCTCGAACTTACTGGTATCTGGATTAACGAAGCAAGAGAGATTCCAAAGAGTATAGTTGATGCATGTACTATGCGTGTTGGTCGATACCCAAGTATGCGAGAAGGTGGTGCTAGTTGGTCTGGTGTTATCTGTGATACAAACGCACCAGAGGAAGATCATTGGTGGGCTATTATGGCTGGAGAAGTTCCTATACCAGATCACATACCTCGAGAACAGGCGGCGATGTTGGTAAAGCCTGATAACTGGAAATTTTTTATTCAACCCCCAGCTATGATAGAAAAATTAAATGATCGCAAAGAAATTACTTCTTATTCTCTCAACACAAAAGCAGAAAATAAAAAGAATATTTTAGAGAGTTATTATCCTAACCTAATTCAAGGTAAGACAAAAAACTGGATAGATGTATATGTAATGAATCGATTGGGATTAATACAGGAAGGCAAGCCTGTATATCCTGACTTTGTTTCAGAAACACATATAGCAGATGAGGAGATACCTATAGCGGTAGGCATACCTTTATATG